TTAATAGACATTCTCTTCCTCTAAGTCAAACTTCCAACTGTTAGTGTCCACCTTGTCAGCGAACCGTTCAACCAACTCTTCGGATGTAATCTCCAACGCCTCCATGATGGTTACTTCATCGTAGCGTTTAGCTATCCGTTCCAGTATCTCGTCAAGAGTTAGCACCGTACTTCCCCCGTAGATAGGACATAGACACAGGCATCTCATCAAACGTACCGTTGTCTACCTCATTGAACACCCACAACCCAGACCATGATCCGTTAGTCTGAGGGTTCAGGTACTCCTCATCGTGTTGGTAATAGATACCAGCAAACAAGGATGTCATTCTTTTTCCTGCTGCGTTTCTGTCAAAGGCAATGTCTCTGTCTTGTACGTGTCCCATGACGCATGACATATGTTTCTTTTGGAGCAGTAGCTTTGCATTAGTGACTGGCCTGCCCATGACACCGCTAGTGAAAAAGTGACAATAAGCAATACCGTCCACAATAATCGGCTGAAGGTACGGATATACTTCCCAACCTCTGAGATTAAGATCTTCATAACTCATCAGTCCTTCTAGCTTGGCATCGTTCTCTACTGCACGTTCCACTCTGTACTCGTGATTACCAAGGGTAAAGATAAGTCGAGGCTTCCATACCTTCTTCTTCATCCTACGCATACGTGACTGCTCTGCCCTAATGCAGTCCATGAACACCTGCATAGCCTCGTTGCCAGCCTCTACGTCAGCAGAGTAACGCCTACCTTCGAACGACTTCTTACCAACATCGTATGACGATAACGATGGAAAGTCCCAATGATCCCCCAGATGAATGATAGTGTCAGGTTTAATAGCAGCAGCGTAACGGCCTGCCCAAATCATGTGGTCAATAGGATGTTCTGGTTTTATCTGAGTATCAGGTATTACTAAGTGTCTCATCTTCTCCATCCTGTAGGTATTGTGTCAAGAGTGTACCAACGGAATCCATGCTTCTCTGCCCACTCTTCCATTGTGTAGCGTGTACCGTCCTTTCTTCTTCGTGATCCCGGCATGGGGGTCTTGGCTCGTTGGAAGAGAAATACCAACTCCTCCTTTGGGCTGAGTGTCTCCGCGATGATGACATACTTACGTGCCTCCTCTGATGTACGGAACCTACCCTTTGCTTCTATGTACCATGTCTTACCACGGTGTATGTAAACAAAGTCAGGCTCGTAATGTTTAGGGACAAGGTAGAACAGTCGTTGTTCTGGGTGATACTCGCAGCCCTGCATAATCTCATGGGCTTCTTTCTCAAACTTAGAATCATACTTCACTTGGCTTCTCATACTTGTCATCAGGTGAACGCAACAGGTATAGGAGTTGTAGACTTTCTAGTAGCCTGTCCTCATCCAGTTCGTGATCCCAATAATGAGCAAGACAAGTGCTGTAGCACTCCCACTCTGTTGTGCATGGGTCAATGATCTTGTCAGCTTTCTTAGGGCCGATACCATGGATGCCCGGTATGTTATCTACACGATCACCCATCAACGCCTGCTTGTACAACCAGCGCATAGCATCATCTTTTTTAACTGCAGTTAAAACCTTCTTGGTGTAGTCATACATAGAACAAGGAACCTGCTTGAAGTCTTTGTCCAGTGAGCAGATGATAGCCTTGTGGTCTAGTTCAGTTGCTTTGGTAGCGATAGCATCATCAGCCTCAATACCATCAACAACAGTTGCGTTCCACTCAGATACCATGTAATCACGTAGCAGATTCTTGTGTACTGGTACTCGCTTGTTGTCGCGGTTACCTTTGTAGGGTTGGGTAGTGGCAACCTCGTCCCTGAAGTTACCCTTACCCGTTAGGTAGACAACGCTGGATGTGTAGTGTTCAGACAAGTCCATGACCATTTCGGACAGGTAGTTGTCTAGGGTCTGCGTTGCAACGTCTCCACTCTCTTCGTCACAAGCAAACCCCACACGGTACACCAACATATCACCGTCAATCAGTATCACAGAGCTTCCATCTCTTCGACTTCAGGTGCGTACTCAACAACGTCACTAACTACAAGACGCTTGAGCGTGGCACTACGACCTTTCTTCTTGAGGTATTCCCAATCGTAGTACCCGATGAGACATTTAGCTTTGGAACCATTACCCACAGTGACTCCTGATTCTGGGTCATCCATCTCGTCTCGCGGAGTTCGTCCTTTGATGAGCATCTCTGATCCGTCAGGGTTGAAGGCTCGATACTTGTTGTTAGACTTACAGGTGATGTAGTTTCCACGCTCATCTCCCTTGTTGTGAATGTTAAGTCCCAGATCTTCCAACGCAGTCACAGCAGCGTCAGATAGATTAGCAAGATCCACTGTGTACTTACCAGCTAACTCATTCTTGTGAGTCAGATTAGGCCAGAACAGATCACAGTTAACCATTACGTTGGGTGCTTGGTCAGACATATAGCATTCTCCTGCTAGTTAAACTTACCCTAATATTATACCACATAAAATAGAATTGTGCTAGTGGGTATCTGCCCAACTATTACCAACTCTATACTCTCCGTCCAACGGACAGTTCAGTTGCAGGACTTCACCTGCGAATACCATTGCGTTGACGCACGACTTGCCAATGAAGTCTGCATCTTCTGGTTTACATTCTATTTGCCACTCATCGTGTACCTGTGCCACCAGCTTGAAGTCAACACGAGCCAGCAGGTCATACAGGATAACAATAGCCTGCTTCATCACCACAGCACCAGCGCCCTGCAGTAGTGTGTTCAGTGCGGCGTGTTGTGATCGTACACGTATGCGTCTGCCATCCAGACCAGTGAGGAACCCTGTCTCAGCATCCTCCATAACTTTTGACCGTAGCTTTGCCAGCGCGGGTGTGTTCTCTAGGAACGCTGCCTTGAGTCGCTTACCATGCGCGGCACTGCCACCTACGACACTACCTATCTTGGCATCACCAGCACCGTACAAGAACGCATAGATAAATGTCTTGGCCTGATCTCTTGTCTCTAATCCTGCGGCTGTCTGGTTAGCTGTGTGTATGTCACCTGATAATATCTCATTGGTGTAGGATTCATCATCCATGTAGTGTGCAAGCATACGTAGCTCAAGACCGCTGGCATCAGCACCAACCAGTACACGGCCTTCAGGTGTTGTGAACAACTCACGGCATTGCTTGCCATACTCAGCCCTTACAGCAGGAACTTGAGCCATGTTCGGAGAAGAGTGCGCCATTCTACCCGTGACAGCACCAATGGGCCTAACTCTTCCATGTATGCGTCCCATCTCCGTGACAGCTTTGATCCACGAATCGACCTGCGATGCACGTTTCTGGCACATAAGGTAGCGGAGGATGATCTTAGCCTCTGGAATCTGTATCTGCTCCTTAAGCGTTTTCTCATCAACTTTTGGTTTGCCTGACGGAGTAAGCTCCTTCCAAACAGCGCCCTTGCTCTTAAGTCTTTCCGCGATTTGTTGCCTGCTCCCGACGTTAAATACTGTAACTTTATCAGTGAGCTGCTTACCTGTCTTTTCACTGATTCTTTCTTCAATGATTGGTGGAAACACTTGTTGTAAGTCATTCTCAATCCTGTGCATACGGGTGGTTAGTTCTTCGTACAGCTTGGTTGCACCGTCCCTATCAAACTCAAAGCCGTTGTCCTCCTGATCCTTACAGATGAATGCAACGTTGTGCTCAAGGTCAACGCAGTGTTGAGTAAACCCAAACATCTGCATCTGCCCCATGAGCGCATCGTGCAGGCGCTGAGTCACATCAACGTCACGCTTGCAGTACTCAATCATCTCAGGTGATAGCACATCCCATTCGTCATGATCGCCTTTAGCAAAGCCAAGCCTGTCACCCCATGCAGCTAGGCTGTGTCCACCATCTAGGTCAGGGTGGAACAGGCGAGACAGTACTAGAGTATCGACAACTCTATGTGATGGTATACGGATGCCCCACAGTTTACGCATAACAGGAAGATCATAACCAATAAGATTGTGTCCACATACCTTGCCACCTTTTGCCAGTTCATCCATCAGGCTCCGTCTAGATAAGTGCGTCAAGTGAGCTTCGTTCGATCTCTTGGTAACCACACAGTGTATCT